CAGGTCTTCAGCCTGGATACTCATTTCAAACTGCAGCGGATCCACCAGCTTGCGTTTCCGGTTTTTCATTTCTGCCAGTTGCTTGGCCAGTGCTTCTTCCCGGGCGGACACTACGTCACTGGCAGCTTTCTCCTCCGCTTCCTGGATGTCAACTGGGCAACCGGCCTCCTCAATGTTTTCAGTCATTTTTTCTGCTACTTCTGGAGATTCACAGATCAGATGGGCGGGGTGACAAAGCTCATGGCGGGTAGTGTGCCAGAGGAAATCCAAAAGCAATAGATCATCTTTCCCGTCAAATAACCTGGTACCACGGCCCACCATTTGGCAGTACAGGCTCCGGATTTTAGTAGGGCGTAACGGAACTATACAGTTAACTGGTGGGCAGTCCCAACCCTCAGTCAGCAGCATTGAATTGCACAATACGTCATAGTGCCCGGCCTCAAAATCTCTGAGCACCTGAGTCCGGTCCTGGCTATCACCGTTAACCTCGGCAGCTCTGAACCCTTTACTGACTAATATATCCCTGAATTTCTGCGAGGTTTTGATCAGAGGTAGAAATACCACTGTTTTGCGATCAACACAGCATTTGACCATTTCATCAGCAATCTGGTACAGGTATGGATCCAGGGCATTACCCAAATCGGCGGCTTTGAAGTCCCCGGCCTGTGTCCCTACTCCGGTCAGATCCAATTTCAGGGGAATAGTCTGGGCTTTGATCGGGCACAGGTACCCGTCTTTAATCGCCCTGGGCAGAGTATACTCATATGCCAGGCTTTCAAAATACTGCCCCAGGTTCCGCATATCACCCCTGTCAGGCGTAGCTGTAACCCCCAGAACCTTGGCATGATCAAAGTGCTGCAGAACACGCTGATAACTGTCCGAAATACAGTGATGAGCTTCATCCACTATGATTGTATTGAAATAGTCTGCGGGGAATTGGGCCAATCGCTTTTCACGCATAAGACTCTGGACCGACCCGACTACCACCCTGAACCAGCTGGCCAGGCAACTATCCTCCGCTTTTTCAACTGCACAGCCCAGCCCGGTAGCCTGGCTCATTTTGTCCGCGGCCTGGTCCAGCAGTTCCCCACGGTGAGCAAGGATTAAAACCCTCTCACCGTTCCGGACGCAGTCCTCAGTTACCTTGGAAAACACTATAGTCTTTCCGGTACCGGTGGGTAATACCAACAGGGTTTTTAATATACCTTTTGCCCACTCTGCCTGGATGGCATCTTTTGCCTCATTCTGATATAGTCTTAAATCCATAATTAAAAGCTCCCGGGGGTGAACATGGTTGGCTGGGTTGCAGCTGCCGGCTCAAGGAATTTGCTAATCTTGTTGTTTTCTCTGGGCTTTCCTTCCTTATCAGTCCATTTGTCGATATAGATTTTGCAACGGCCTTTGGATCCCGGTACTTTTTGCCAATTCATAGTCAATTTTTCGCCATGTGTACGTTGGCCAATGGAAGTGAAAAACTGACACAATAGACCTTCAGTCTTGGTATGCAGAAATAATGAATGATCAATGTTGGTTTCACCGTCTTTGGTTTCAATGTGAACAGTTACAGTGGCTTTATTACAGGCCGGAAGCTTTTCGGATCCTGTAAAACGTCCTCGTTCGAATTTGGTTATTTCAAAATCATACTCACCTTCCGGGAGTAAAATAAAATTAGGGCTATCATTTTCTATGGTGTCTTCCCATCCCAGTTCTCTGCCGTCACTCATGTGTATATCCTCCTCTTTAATACGGGATATCCCGTAGTTCTTTAATTAAACTAAAAACCTGTGGCCAGAACGCCACGGCCCAGCCTTCAATGAATGCTGGATCGTATTTATCAACTGGAGTGTCTTGCGGGTAGTAACCCTTGTGGGCAACAGCTCTCCTGATCTCATCCTCAGTAACGCCATTAGCTTCCATCAGATCAGCGAGAGCCTTAGGTATATTAGGTTTAGGCTTGCGTTCAATGTCTGACCAGTCCGCCGGAACTATTTTCTTAGGCTTGTCTTGGCCAACCATCTGATCAAACTGTTGTTCAACTGTAGGTGGCGGATCCTGGTTTAGTGGTTCAGCCGGTGAAGGATCTTGTCTCGGTGCTGGAGTCTGAGGGAAACTACCACGGACAGGAATACAATGTTTGATTTGATCAAAATCAAATGGAAGCTCCTCGAGTAAATCATGCCGGTTCTTTGCATCCCAGCAGGGATTATGGGTGGTATACATAATCCGTTTACCGCCTTGAGCTTTTTTCTTTTTATCTTCAGTTGTGATTACAATGGTTTTATAGTTCGCAAACAGAATCATATCTGACCATTCTTTTAACATGGCAGCTGTGCGTTTTTCAGTTTTTTTGCCGCCAAGTTTTAATTCCCAACGATCATATGATCCAAATTCATCTGGCTGCTCAAATTTAACGAGTTGAGCATGAGCGGTTAATACCACATTCATTCCGACATTGATAATTTCATCCAATTGATTTAATAGTCTGCCAAATTCCTCTGCATGATAGGTGTACCCGTTACCATAGCCGAAATCTTCTATGCCTTTTTTATTTCTAGTTGAACATACGTGTTCAATGCACAACTTTTCAGCCCAATCCATCGTGTCAATAACTAATGTGTCATATTCCCTTGGATGATTCTGATAATATTTAACTTGTTCAATTAGCATGGTCCAACTGGATGGTTTATCCTCCCGGGCAACATCCATATGATAAGTACTGCCCTCAGTATCAATAAAAACTGGATTCGGAAATTTTGAAGCAAAATATGATTTTCCTATCCCCTCCGGACCATAAACAAGCACCTTTTGAGGCCTTATAATAACTCCACGCTTTGCTGCCATGATTAAAACTCACCCGCTTTCCATTTAGGTGGTTCTGGTACCGGCTGCGCCGTCTGTTCTTCTGCACCTTTGACATATCCATCCTCGATAATAATCGAGCACTCATCACCGGTGCTGACCCGGGTGGCAATTGCCTGCAGCCCCTCAGCTTCCAGCCAAGCCCCGAACTCATTTAAGGTATCAATGTCCATCTGCTCAAGCTTATCCATTAGCACGAACCCGCATTGAGGCTTCAATTTACGAACGATGGCAACGGCCACCTTTAGCTGATCCGACCCGGACATGTTGTCCCATTTGTAGCCGTTATAGGTCAGCTCACCATCAATAACCCCCAGCCCAGGGAGCGGCAGATTTGCACCATTGAGCAGATCAGTTTTAGCCTGGCGGACTTTATCAAGATCGGTAGTCAGAGTATTGTATTGATTGGTGTAATTCTGGGTGTCCTCTTCAGCTTTGTCTTTATCCAGGTTGGCACGTACCTTGATATTGATCTTTTCTACATCAGCAATATTTGCCTCGAGGTCTGCGGTGGATTCATCATGGAGCTCATCTGAAGTCTTAAATGCAACCGTCATATCATGATCGACCTGCATAAGCTGCTTAGTGTATCGATCGAGTTCCTCCCGCAATGCGTTTACTTTTTGGGCGAGAGTGTTTCGTTCTGCTTGTAAATGAAAGGCATTCTGCCGTTTCCGCTGGTTCTCCCCATTGATGGCCAGTATATCTTGCTGCTGTTTGATTAATTCTGAAGCGGATATAGGTTCCTTCGGTGCGTCCGGATAGTATGGTTGCTCTTTGGCAAACTTGGCTTTCTGATCTGCAATCTGCCCTATAGTTCGGCGTTGGTTATAGATCTCGGTTTCTTTCCGTTCCAGATCCAAAAGTTGCTGTCCAATCCCAATGATCTGCAGTAGAGTGTTGGCTTTTTCTTTATTATTGGAATTCATGAACTTGGGCAGGTCCAGGGCCAGCTGTTCCACGAATTCATTGAGCAGCTGCTGCCCACCCTTACGACCTTCCGGATCGATAACTTTAAGGTCTGAATTTTTGCCCTTGCGGTCGACCACCAGGCCATTACTCAATACTATGTGTAGATTGGGGGGAATCACCGATCCTTCTCGGGCTGCTTCTGACGGCCGGTATTTATCCCCACCCAGGGCCCAAGCAATTGAATCAAGTACTGAGGTTTTGCCGTTGTTGTTTTTTCCGCCAATAACGGTCAGGCCGTTGGCTGTCGGCTCGATCTTTACAGCTTTGACCCGTTTTGTGTTTTCAATTTCGAGCTTGTTAATTTTTATGCTCATAGTTGCCTCCCTTATCTGGTTAAGTTCACATAAATAAGAATCAGTATATTTACAAGGATGAATAGTATAATTCCAGTTCCTATAGCATCCATTAGCCCCAGGTACCATGGACGGGGCTCCATAAATTTTGGCCTGTTAGCCTGCGATGCTTCGGGTTCATGCGGAAGGTTGGTTCTGAGGCTATCCATATCGGTGTTTAACCTCTGGTCCTCCCAGTCATGGATTCCGTCGGCTATCATGTGCCGGGGCTCCTCTGATCTCCGAAAGGGAATGACTTTTGCAGTCTGTGGCATAATCATTCCTCCCTACAACCAGGTTTCAACGATTACTGGATCATCAATAGGATTACGGCCCATCTGGGTCATCCAGTCCGGCATTGCTTCCCGGATCTGGGCCAAGGTATCACGGACAATAATATATCTGGTTGCTACTCCGCCTTTGCGCCCCATACCCCATAGCCTGGCCACATACTTGTCCGGAAAGTCTGAAGGATTCTTATAAATGCAAATAAGCGGTAAATTTCCTGCCGAGATGATTTCATTTATATCCATGTGCTTGAAGTCCGAAACTTCCATGTTAAGTGTTTGAGTTAACAACGATTCCTCCCCCTTTCACATTGTCACCATCCACCGGGCCAAGCCCACTACTGGAATGTAGTACTTACCTTTGTTGCCTATTCGTTTGGCAGGGAAGGTTTTATCTGCCAGCAAGGTTTGCCGGTGGCAACCCAACATCTGGCAGACTTCCGGTATGGTTAAAATCTCTTTCCCTGGATAGCGTTCAGCCAGGTGTTCCAGCTGCTCTCGGTATCCATCTGGTTCTCTCATGGGTCATACCTCCTTTCATCCGTCCGACTATGGTAAAATTTAGTCGAAGGGAGGTGTATAAATGAATAATGAACAAGACCTTTACTTAATTGATAAACTTGGACCTTTGGCATCTGCAGCTATGGCTTATGCTAAACAAGCTCATGCTTCTGTTCTTAAAGACCGAGATATCGGTGCTATTGCTTTCTTATCTCTAGCAAGTTCAAAAATTTCTGCCTTTCAAGCTATATACCTTAGTCATTATGAGATTCTTGAAAGATCAGATATTGACAATTTCCTGCATCAATTTGAAGTATTTCAAGAAGAGTTAGCATCAAACTATGCTAAAGACCATTCACATCAATGGACCGATATTGAATTTGAACGATTAGTAGAATTCTATGAATCATCAGTACTGCTGTAAGCTATAAAAGTGAGTGGTTATTGCGACGATCACTCGCTTTTAGCTTTTCAACATCAATTGCTACCTGCAAAAAAGTCACTTTTTTGTCCCCTATAGAAGCGGTTGTATACTGGATTAATTTTTCAGTAAGCTTTTCAATGGCCTTATCTTGGGCTTTGACCTGTTCTTCCATATCCTTAATTCGTTTTGCATAAAACACTTGTAAATTTATCCCTCCCCTCTAACCGGCTTGTTTGTGTCCTTTAGGAAACTTTAACGGCAAAAAAAATACCCATCGGTGATTCCAATTCGAGATATGATACAATCGCTTCTATCTCGCTTTGAGTAAACTCAGAAATACCGTTGCATTTTCTATAAAAAGCCGACCTACTGATCTTTAGATGCCCACATATCATTCCAATAGTAACGTTCTTTTTTGCCATTTCATATCTTAGACGATTTGCATCCATCAATATTCAACCTCCCCTCTCGTTTCCTTTACGACACCATAATAATCTATGACAAAAGGTCTGTCAATATCCTATAGGAAACTTTTTGATCGTTATGTATAAATTTGTTGCGTAAAAGAAACAATATGATTATAATGAACAACAAGGGAGGTATGGTGATAAATGGAAATGAAGGACATAATAAAAAACCAGCGTGAAAAACTTAAACTTACTTACGAAGAAATTGGTAATTATGTAGGAGTTGGCAAAAGCACAGTAAAAAAGTGGGAATCCGGGTATATTGCCAACATGAGGCGTGACAAGATCCAGAAATTAGCTGAAGTTTTACATATTAGTCCAGGGTATTTAATGGGCTGGGATGTAGATTCAAACATAGCACCTGTCTCCTTACCTAAAAATAATATTAGCATTCCTGTTCTCGGTTCTATCCCTGCCGGAATGGCTATTGAGGCAGTTGAGGATATATGTGAATGGGTAGATATACCTGAAGAATGGACGCACGGAGGAAGACAGTATTTTGGATTGCTCGTAAAGGGAGATAGTATGTTTCCTGAATACTTAGTGGATGACATCGTAATCATTCGCAAGCAA